AATATATTACGCCCATATTTACCTATTAAGTCGGGTGTTTTGTTATCTGTAGAGTTAAAGTTTAAAACTAAATTATCTTTATCGACTTTTAAATAAAAGCCATTATAAAAAGCTCCTGAGTAGTTAAGCGTAGTTCTATCGTATGGCTGTCCTAGTAGTTGCTTTATTTCAATAGTAAAAACGGAATAAGGCTTTAAAGTAAGTCCTAAACTGTCTTCACCTTTGATATAAAGCTGGTCTTTTGTATTGAGTTCTATTATTTCGGACTTATTTCTGTTAATGATACCCTCAGTTTGTTGAGGTATATTATCCCTAACATTCTTAACGAAATCCATATAATCCTTTATAGTCCTCATAATACAAAAGTACAAAAAAAAAGCGCACCGATATGATGCGCTTTTAAAACAAAAACAATATGAAATTAAACCACAGTTACAGTTGCAGTATTACTTTCGTATAACACTCCTGATAATTTAATAGCGTTACTTGCTAGAGTAGTATTCCAAGTTTTTAACTTCAATACTTTACCTGCTATAAATGCTGGTACTGTTAAAGTATAAAGACCTGCTTCAGTTGTGCTTTCGGTCATAGTTGTGATAGTTGTTACTACATTATCAACTGTATAAAGTAAGTCCGTTTTAAGCAATCCACTTAAAGAAATCTGCTTATTATCTGCAATAGATACCACTTTGAAAGTTAATGAAGTACCTGCAGCGAATGTTTTAAACGTTAAAGCAACATCATTAATACCGTCTAAATCTTCCTGAGCGTTATAATCTAAGTTTTCAGAAATTACCCAGCTTACTCTTTCGTCAAATTCTAAACGGTTAACCATTTGGAACGTTACAGATTGAGCTGAAGCATCTGCACCATTACTCATAGTATATTTACCATTTTCAAACATCCCAAGCGTGAAACCTTTAAAAGCTCCTGCTTTGTTTTGTGTAAAAATAGCATCACCTTTAGAATCCCACATAATCAAATCAAATTGACGGTGTGAACTCAAAGAGGTCAAAGCTTTGTGAAAGTTTAATCCGTTATCAAATACAGCTGTGTATTCGTATGGATTTTTACCCGCTACTATCTTTTCCCCTGAACCTGCACGAGTGATAATTGTATCCTCTGCAGTATTATCATTCATTTCAACAACTCCCTGCAATATAATCAGTTTGTTTTGTTGTTGTAGCTCTTGAATGTAAGCTAAATTAAGACCGTCAGCGTTATCGAAAATAAGACCACGCTCGATAAGTCCTAGAGTTGTTACTCTTTTAATATCTGTTTTACAATGCTTCAATCCAGTTCCTAAAAAAGAAGCTGCTGAGCAATTTACAGAATTTACGATGTCAGTTAATAATGGCATAAGTTTTAAAATTTAATTTGTTTTAAACAATTTTCTTTGAAATATACGTCTAATTCTAATATGATAACATTCCAATTATCAATAGTTTTGGCGGTTTTACCGTTGTCCTCTGAGTAGTTGCTAATCCTTTGTATTTTATACTTACTATCTTTAATTTCAGTAATCGTACTTCTTTCTAATGCTTTTATGACATTTTCTAAAAGTGGATTTAATACTTCTTTAAATTCAGTTTCCCAAATGATGGGATTTGTATTTGTTGTGTGTACTGATTGTTTTGCTATAATTAATTTAATAGACTTTTCAACCATTCTCACATTTACAGTATCAGGACTTTCAACTAACCAAATTAACGGATATTTATTGGTTTGTTTTAATTGCGATAGGTAAAGATTTAATGTATCTTGACTACCCCAGTTAAATTTAGGTTTAAATCCTTTGATTAGTGGTAATTGGTCAAATATAGCTGTTAATTTGTCTTCTACTACTATCATAACCCAAATTGATTTTGATTGTTGTAAATGTACAAATTAGCATTACTAAAATCGGATTCTTTATCACTTAAATATTGAATCAAGCTTACATAACCTAAATTCTCGCCACTACCAAACCAATCAATAACTTTTGTATTGCCTTTATACCAAACAGTCGGGAATCGTGTATTATTACCCTGATATTCCGATACAAAGTCATTCCAAACAGTTACTAATCTTTGATTTGAGTTTACAGTTTCAGAATTAAAGGCTTTAATACTTTTTTCCCCCGTTCCTGTTACTGTAGTTACATTATCTTTAAACCAGTTATAAAATACAAATGTAGCTAATAAAGAGCCTTTAAATAAGCCTTCTGTATGTAATAAGCCTTTCCATTTATAAGTTTTACCATCTTTTGTGTATTCAGCTCCATTTACTAAATCAAGCCATTTCTGAGGTGCTCCTGCATTTAAAACGCCTGCTGTAATATTGGAATCTAATACTTTAAACAAATCATAACCTAAAACAGTTTGTAATAATTGACGGCTATACTTATCAATATACTGATTTAATATGTCTAAGTTATCCGAATCCATTTCGTTAATGTTCGGAATACTTAATTCTTTGATAAAATATGATGAGTCAATTAGATACATTATTTTTTGCTTTTAGGTTCGTGATACTTCGCTACTTTGTCTATTCTGACTAATTGAGAAGCGAGCAGGGAGTCACACTCCCAAATCTCGCCTTTCTTTTTTCCAGCAAAGTCTTCTATAAACTCTACTTTTACCATACTACTAAGTAGCTAAAGTAGTTAATGCAGCACTAATAGAAGCTACTTTTGCAAATCCTGTAGCATCTGCAGTTCTAACTAATAAGTTCAAACGTTTTCTAGCTTTCAAAGTCATCATATCAGAAGACCAATCCGCACCATCATAACCCATTCCAACTACAAAACCAGCTTCTTCATAGATTCTAGCAAAACGAGAATCTCCAAGAATAGCAGTATTAGCAGTTACAGCATTACATTCGATTACTCTAACACCTGAAACGATTAACTCATAAACACCATTACCACCTTGAGCAAATGGAGGGGCTACATATTGCTTATTTACGTCTTTCTTAAGCAACATTTTGTTAATATCAACAATGTTCATTAAGATAAAGTCAGGGTTATATTTAGAACCACCACCAACAGTAATAGAACGTTTCATATCTACAATTAAGTCATAGATAGAAGCATCTGTAATTCCACTAGCTACGGCAGTATAAGCAGTTGCGGAAGCTGTAAGACCTTTTATGTTTGGAGCTGTTCCATTTCCTGCAATTAAATCAGTATCAATTTTCAAAAGTACATCATTAACTAAGAAATTACGAACCTCTTGCATTAATAGGTTATCATCATAAGCGAACTCCTCAGATACTGGAACTGTAACACCTACTTTTTGCAAGTTCAAAGTGTAAGTTGCAAATTTTACAGTAGCTTCAGGAATAACCGCACCCTCAGCAACAGCAGCCGCCGCTCTTACTTTTGTAGCTTCATCCCAATCCACATAACGAACTACTCCGTTAGAGTTCATAGGAACGCTTAATTTAGGGAATAAATCGTAAACAGTTAAACGTCTTGTAGCTAATTGACCTACATCGTTTAAGTCTAAAGCATAAGGGTTATTAGCAACAGAAGCTCTTAACGTATCCGCTTTTACAGTCATTTCAAATACTTGACCGTTACCTTTTTCGCGAGTAGCACCGTCAATCTTTGCACGATTAGCTTTAATTGTTTCTAACATAGATTCGTTTTTAGGTTCGTTTTTACCAGCTTCTTTAAGTTGGTTTACTTGTTCTTGTAGGTTTTCAAACTCTGACTTATCAATAGTTTCTTTACCTTTTAATGCTTCAATTTCAGCTTTTAAAGCAGTAACCTCAGCATCTTGCGATTTGTAAGATTCAACCTTTGCGGTTAATTCATCTAATTGTTCTTTTGTAATCATTAGTTAAAATTTGTTAAGTAAATTATTAAATTCGTTTTCGGTTAATTTTTGAGTAACCTCATCGGTTGGCTCGGGTTCGGTAGTGATTGGCTCGGCTTCCGTTTTATCGCTTAAAGCAGGTGTAAGAGTATTTGAGCCACTCCATAACACACAGCTATATTCTTTTAATTTAGCTTCTCTAATTGCCCAGAAATAACCAATTTTATCAGCTTCTTCAGGATTACCTAGTAACGGGTATATTTCATTCCATACTTTGTAAGCTTCTACTTCTTGCGGATTGTTTATTGCTAAATCTAACTTAACATAAACCATACCAACTGAATGCTGTGTAATTTCGTTATTTTTATAAGCATCGAATACTTGACAATTATAATCTTCAATTAGTTCAGATTCTCCAACTACACAAATAGTCTTACCTTCTTTATCAATACCTAAATCAGACCAT